CTCCATATTTTCCCCGGAGGGATATTTGGAAAGCCAATTGGGGACTAGGTTCTAGGGCCCACAGGAAGTTTCTCGTGTGCTCCTTTCTTCCTGCTGGTCTCGCTCACAACGGGCCCTAGAATCTAGCCCTCAATTGGCCCCAAACGCCCTCTATCTAAGGAGCAACTATGGGTAAAAGGGCCGCAACACCCTCTAAACCCGCTCGAACTGTGGAACAACGAGAGGCGCAGATGATCAATCTCGCGCTTGAGCTCGCTGAGAAGCAACTTCGAGAGGGTACAGCACCGGCAACCACGGTGAATCACTACCTCAAGCTCGCCTCCACAAGAGAACAGCTGGAGGTAGAGAAGCTGAGGAACGAAACAGCACTCCTCGAGGCGAAGAAGACGGCGCTCGTCAGCGCTGAGCAAGCTGAGAAGATTGCCAAAGAAGCCATCGAAGCCTTCCGTACATACTCTGGAGCGGGAGATGTTACGGACGTATACTGAACTGGCGCGCCTCGAGACCTTTGAGGAGCGGTTTGACTACCTGGCTCTCACCGGGCAAGTCGGTACAGCCACGTTTGGCTTCGATCGTTACCTGAACCAACGATTCTACACTTCGACGGAGTGGAAGAAGGTCAGGAACTTTGTTCTGGCTCGAGACGAAGCCTGTGACCTCGGGATCGAGGGACTTGACATCAGATACATGCCGCTAATCCACCACATGAATCCGATTCAGCCCAAAGATCTCGAGGAATTCAATCCAGACATCCTCGAGCCAGAGTTTCTCATCACGACAACCAAGAATACCCACAACGCGATACACTTCGGAGACCGATCGAGGTTGACACCACGAGTTGTTGAGCGTCGACCGAATGATCAAGCTCCCTGGAGGATCTAATGGGAACCATTCTTGAAGATACTAAGAAGGCAATCGGCATCATGCCGGGTTATAATGTCTTCGATGACCAGATCCTGATGCACATCAACACTGCACGAATGGATCTCGCACAATTGGGGCCAAAATGCAATACCTCGATTGAGAAGGATACCGCTTGGACCGTCTTTGATTCAATCGACGACGAAGCGGCAATCAAGTCTTACATCGCCATGAAGGTTAAGCTGTTCTTCGACCCACCGGGGAACTCCTTCTTGGTATCGGCATATCAGAAGCTGATCGAGGAGGCAGCATGGCGACTGATCTATCAGACCGAGGGGAAGCAGAGGTAGAAGACCTCATTCACCACGGTGTAAAAGGCCAGAAATGGGGCGTCATCCGCAAGAAGGCTAGCGCTGGTCGGAAGGCCACCATCAAGGCTATCCAGAAGAGCGGGCGATTCACCGCCAACGCCACCAAGACAACCATCAAGACTGCTCGAACTGGGGCAGCTAAGGTTCAGAAGGCTAAGCAGGCTCACGATGCCCGAATTGCCGGAAAGAAGCAGGCAAAGGCCGACGCAAAGGCCCGAAAGAAGTTCGCAAACCGCGGATACAAGAAGATCAGCGACTCCGAGCTTCAATCTCGAATTAAGCGGCTGGAGCAAGAGAAACGCTATCGGGAGCTCAAGGCCGATCGCCACCTGGTTCGAGGTCGTGAAGTCACTCGATCGATCCTCGAGAACTCTCTAACCAAGGCTGGGACGTACGCCGCAACCAAGGCTATGAAGACGGCTTTCGATAAGTCGTTCGATCCCGGTAAGACCGGAAAGTCAGCCGGAGAGACGCTCAAGAAAGCGGCAGAAAAGGCTAAGGAAGCAGCAGAGGCTGCGTCAGTTGTCGCCGAAGAGGCGCATAAGACATATAGCTCTACTGGTGGCCTCGATCGTAAGAAGCTACCTAAGGCGTCTACGCCAAAGCAGATCGAGAAGCCGAAGTCGTATAAGCAGACCAAGCCTTCTCCCAAGAAGAAGCGCTACCCGCGCAACCCTGGGAGCGCAGCTAAGTAATGCTCTCGAACACCGCAGTACCAAAATACTACGGGCAGTTTCGAGATGCAGTCGTCCGAGGAGAGATTCCGGTATGCGAAGAGATCTCATGCGAGATGAATCGTATCGATGCTCTTATCGCAAACCCAGAATATTACTACGACGACAAAGCTGTAGAGGGCTTTATCGCTTATTGCGAGAACGAGCTCACGCTGTCCGACGGAGCCGACCTCCATTTGCTCGACAGCTTCAAGCTCTGGGCCGAACAGCTCCTTGGCTGGTACTACTTCGAGGATCGTCAAGTCTTCGTCCCATATGAGGACGGAGTCGGCGGTCGATACGAGACCAAAACAGTAAAGAAGCGCCTAACAATCAAGCAGTATCTGATCGTTGCTCGTGGAGCAGCGAAGTCGATGTACATGTCACTCATCCAGAACTACTTCATGGTGATTGACACTACAACTACGCATCAGATCGCTACGGCTCCGACCATGAAGCAGGCTGAAGAGGTGATGGGTCCTTTCCGGACCGCTATCACCCGAGCCAGAGGTCCGCTGTACAAGTTCCTGACCGAGGGATCCATTCAAAATACAACTGGTGCGAGGGCTAACCGCCAGAAGCTGGTTGCTACGAAGAAGGGTGTGGAGAACTTCCTCACCGGATCCCTCCTCGAGGTCCGCCCCATGTCCATCGACAAGCTACAGGGTCTTCGACCCAAGGTTTGTACGGTAGATGAGTGGCTTTCCGGCGACATCCGCGAGGACGTGGTCGGTGCGCTCGAACAAGGTGCCTCGAAGATCGATGACCCGGTCATTCTGGCCGTATCATCCGAGGGAACCATCCGCAATGCGGTGGGCGACACCATGAAGATGGAGTTGCTCAAAATCCTGAAGGGTGAATACATCGCCCCTCACATCTCAATCTTCTACTACCGCCTTGACGACATCAAGGAAGTAGCAGATCCTGCTATGTGGGTGAAAGCCCAGCCGAACATCGGCATCACTGTCTCTTATGATCGGTACCAGCAGGACGTCGAGCGCATGGAACAAGCACCTGCCGCTCGAAACGACATCCTCGCTAAGAGGTTCGGTATCCCCATGGAGGGATACACGTACTTCTTCACATACGAGGAGACAATCCCGCACAGGAAGAACACCTTCTGGAACATGCAGTGCGCTATGGGCGCCGACTTGTCCCAGGGTGATGACTTCTGTGCATTCACCTTCCTGTTCCCACTCCGGAATCAGGCTTTTGGGGTAAAGACTCTAGCATACATCTCTGAGCTTACGCTCATGAAGCTGCCGGGTGCTCTACGCCAGAAGTATGACGAGTTCATCCAAGAGGGAAGCCTCCGAGTTATGGAGGGAACCGTCTTGGACATGATGGAGGTCTATGAAGATCTGGACCAGTACATCGATGAACAGAAGTACGATGTCTCGGCGTTTGGGTTCGACCCGTACAACGCCAAGGAGTTCGTAACCAGGTGGGAGCAGGAGAACGGACCGTACGGTATCGAGAAGGTAATCCAGGGTGCTAGGACTGAATCGGTCCCCCTTGGGGAACTGAAGAAGTTGGCCTCGGAGCGCCTTCTCATCTTCGATCAGGAACTCATGTCATTCACCATGGGGAACTGCGTGACTCTCGAGGATACCAACGGAAACCGGAAGCTACTGAAGAAGCGCTCGGAAGAGAAGATCGACTCAGTGGCTGCTCTGATGGATGCCTTCGTGGCATACAAGATCAACAAGGAGGCATTCGAATGAGCGAGGAGGTGAAATGGGTCTTAGTGATCGACTAGCTCACGCATGGAATGCGTTTTCAAAATCCCCTGACAAGAAGAACTTCACACCGGAGTACAGTTCGTGGACATTCGGTAATCCAAACCTGAATTACCGACCTGTCGTCGGCGACCAGACAATTGTCACGAGCATCTATAACCAGATTGCTATCGATGTATCGAATGTTCCTATTCGACATGTCAAGACTGACGATAATGGCAACCTCAAGAGCTACTACCGTAGCTACCTTGACGACTGTCTATCTCTGAGCGCCAACATCGACCAGACTGGTCAAGGGTTCTTCCAGGATTTGGTACTCACGCTCTTCGAAGAGGGCGCTGTAGCGATCGTTCCGGTAGATACAGATGTTAGCCCAGATTTGACTCAGGGCTATGATATCAAGTCTATGCGAGTCGGCACAATCCTGAACTGGTATCCTCGCCACGTTCGAGTTGAGGTCTACAACGACCAGACTGGCCAGCGAGAACAACTGACTCTCGAGAAGGAGTTTGTCGCGGTTGTACAGAATCCTCTGTATAGTGTGATGAATGCTCCGAACTCGACGCTGCAGCGACTGACGCAGAAGCTCCACTTGTTGGATGCCATCGACAAGCAGTCTGGGTCCGGTAAGCTGGACATCATCATTCAGCTTCCATACGTTGTTAAGACTGAGCTGAAGAAGCAGCAGGCCGAGGCACGCCGTAAGGCGATTGAGGAACAGCTCGCAGGGTCTCAGTACGGTATCGCTTACACCGACGGTGCGGAGCGAATCACTCAGCTGAACCGACCATCTGAGAACAACCTCATGAGTCAGATTCAGTGGCTCACCACGCAGCTGTACAACCAGCTCGGCATGACCGAGGATGTCTTCACCGGCAAGGCTGATGCTCGACAGATGCTGAACTACCAGAACCGAACAGTTCGTCCAGTTCTGAAGGCGATCACGGATGCCATCACCAGGACTTTCCTCACCAAGACTGCCCGAACGCAGCGTCAGCGGATAATGGCTATCGAGGATCCGTTCCTCAACGTCCCGCTGGAGGAGATGTCCAAGCTGGTCGACTCCGTCAAGCGTAACGAGATTGGTACCGCCAATGAGCTTCGACCGAAGTTTGGATGGGCCCAGTCCGAAGACGAGACGGCAAACCAGTTGGTGAACTCCAACATCAATCCGATGGGCGAGGAACAGCCGCCTGGCGAGGAGCCGGTCGACGACGTCCCTGCATCGGAGGTACCAATTTCCGAACTGATGGAGAGTAGTCAAAATGGCAGTTAAGTGCGATTTCTCTGGCTACGCCACGAAGAACGATGTTCGGTGCTCGGATAACAAGGTAATCCGACACGGGGCTTTCGCGGCGTATGACGGGAAGACTGTACCTCTGGTCTGGCAGCACAAGCACGGAGACGTTGAGAACGTCCTCGGGCATGCCGACCTTGAGGTTCGTGAGGATGGCGTCTACGCCTACGCCCACCTCAACAACACCGATCGTGGCCGGACCGCTCGAGAGATGGTCAAGAACGGCGACATCAAGGCGATGAGCATCTATGCCACTCACGTTCGGGCTCGGGGCAATGATGTTGTCCACGGTGAGCTCGTCGAGGTGAGCCTGGTGCTCCGCGGCGCCAACCCGGGTGCCCTCATTGACCAGGTCTCCATCGAGCATGGTGACGACGGCGATGAGATCGAGGCTGTCATCTACACGGATGCACAGCTGGACTTCGTCTCTCACGGTGATGACGTCGAGGACGAGGATGAGGACTTCGAGGCGGAGGAGACTGATGACGTCGAGCACGCTGAGGAGGAGCCGGAGGCCGATGAGGCTGAGGGCGACGAGGACGACCCCACTCTCGGGGAGATCTTCGAAGGGATGACAGAGGAGCAGAAGACGGCGGTCTACGCCATCGTCGGACAGCTCGTCGATTCCGTAGATGAAGAGGCGGAGGAGTCTGAGACCGAAGAGGTCGAGGACACCGCCCATTCCGACACAACTGAGGATATTATGGCTCACAAGAACGTGTTTGAGGGCTCCGCTACCACCGAGGAGCTCCCCGTCCTGACTCACGCACAGGTCGAGACCATCTTCGAGGATGCTCGCTCCAGCGGCTCCCTGAAGGAGGCTATCCTGGCCCACGCTGACGCCTACGGCATCAAGCAGATCGAGACCCTATTCCCTGACGCTAAGGACCTGTGGAACCAGCCGGAGTTCATCAAGCGTAAGACCGACTGGGTTAACTCTGTCGTCGGTGCTGCTAAGCACTCCCCCTTCTCCCGCATTCGCACCCGCTTCGCCGATATCACGGCTGACGAGGCGCGAGCCCGGGGTTACATTAAGGGCAATAAGAAGGAAGACGAGGTCTTCACGTTGCTGCAGCGTACTACCTCGCCGACCACCATCTACAAGAAGCAGCGTCTGGACCGTGACGACATCCTGGACATCACTGACTTTGATGTCGTGACCTGGATCCGTGGCGAGATGAGGATCATGCTCGATGAGGAGCTCGGTCGAGCTATCCTCATCGGCGACGGTCGTCCCGTCTCCTCCAAGGATAAGATCAAGGAGGACTGCATCCGCCCGATCTACAAGGAGGACAGCCTCTACGCTCCTCGTGTCGTCCTCGCCAAGGAGACGTCTATCGACGACATCCTGGACTCTATGGTCCGTGCTCTGGACGACTATGATGGTGCTGGTAACCCGACTTGGTTCGCAGACCCGCGTCTCGTCACCGAGATGCTCCTGCTGAAGGACAAGATGGGTCACCGTCAGTTCCGCACCATTGCTGAGCTGGCTGATTACATCGGCGTCTCTAAGATCGTCAAGGTCCCGCTGATGAAGGGCCTTACGCGTACCTCCACCAAGAATGGCGAGCTCGAAGCTCTGGGTATCATCGTCAACATGTCCGATTACACCATTGGTGCGGACAAGGGTGGTCAGCTCTTCGCGGCTGAGGACTTCGACATTAGCTTCAACCAGTACCACTACCTGCTGGAGACCCGCCTCTCCGGTGCGCTGACTCACCCGAAGTCGGCCATCATCGTTGAGCGGAAGACCGAGACTGGTAACGTCGTCGCGGAGCCGTGATAGATGGCCAAATTCTTCGGCGAGATAGGATTTGTAACTCAGGTCCAGACCGAGCCGGGAATTTGGGAAGACAAACCAATCGAGAAGCAGTACTATGGCGATGTGTTTCGTGAAGCACGCCGCTTTGGTGCCAGCGATGAGGTTCTGGGGAGTATCAACCTCAGCAACCAGATCAGCATTATCGCTGACGGGTTCTTAACGGATAACATCCAGAACCTCAAGTACGTACGCTGGATGGGGGGACTTTGGAAAATCTCCTATGTGGAACTGAAGTTCCCCCGTCTGGTTCTCGAGTTGACGGGGGTGTATAATGGACCGACGGCTAACTCTCCATGAGAAGCTGGTAGAGATCCTCGGGTCGGACAAGGTCTATTACCAACCACTCCCGTCACTAAAGCTCTCGTATCCGTGCATCGTATACGAGCGGCATCCGGGTGATCCGATGTACGCGGACAACATCAAGTATATCAAAGCAAACAGGTTCCAGGTTACTCTGATTGCCCGTCATCCCGAGGACCCGACACGAACGAAGATCGAGGACCTTTTGTTCAGCCGTCATGAGTCTCGACTCGTAGCGGATAACCTCTATCACGACATCTTCGACGTCTACTATTAGGAGTTAACATGGCAGCTCTCACTTGGGATAAGACCGGTGAGCGCCGTATTGAGACTGGTGTCGACCACTGTGCACTCTATGTGTACGACCCGGCCCAGAAGATGTACGGCAAGGGTGTCGCTTGGAATGGTATCACCGCCATCTCCGAGAAGCCCGAGGGCGCTGAGGCTACCGACCTCTACGCCGACAATATTCTGTACCTCTCCATGCTCTCGGCTGAGAAGCTGAAGGCCACGATTGAGGCCTACACCTACCCCGATGAGTTCGAGAAGTGCGACGGCTCTGCTGAGCTCACCAAGGGCATTAAGATCGGTCAGCAGGACCGACTGGCCTTTGGTCTCGTCTACCGGACCAAGATCGGTGACGACGTGGCTGGTCAGGACAAGGGCTACAAGCTCCACATCCTGTACGGCTGCAAGGCTTCTCCTTCTGAGAAGGGCTACAAGACCGTCAACGACTCTCCCGAGGCGATTTCCTTCTCCTGGGAGCTGTCCACCACGCCGGTCAACGTGTCTGGTGCTAAGCCCACCTCGCTGCTGACCATCTCGTCCCTCGACGTCGATGCCGGTAAGCTGAAGACCCTCGAGGCTAAGCTGTTCGGTTCCGACACCGCTCAGGGTGGAGGCGGGGCTCTCGAGCCTAAGCTCCTCCTGCCGGACGAGATCAAGGCTCACTTCGCAGGCTGATATACCACACCGGGGGCTCAGAGACCTAGACTCCTGGGCCCTCGGTGCCTGCAATGCTTATAGTTTCTATCCCGGATCTCGACGGGTTCGACGAGGAGACAGGTACTTTTGTCTCCATGCCTGGCGGAGTCCTGCACCTGGAGCACAACCTGGTCGCGCTGTCAAAATGGGAGTCAATTACCCATAAGCACCTCATCGGTAACGACAAAGTTACCCCTGAGGAGATGGCCCTCTACATCAAGTGTATGATCATTGATGAAGAATACGACCCGTCGCTCCTGGATAGGATCCCCCCATCTGAGGTTGATCGTATTAGTGTCTATATGGCTGACACGATGACCGCAACGACCATCCGAGAGACGGGTGGAGAGTCTGGATCTGGTGAGTATACATCCTCTGAGTTGATCTACTATTGGATGATTGCTTGCCAGATCCCCTTCGAGTGTGAAAAATGGCACGTCAACCGACTACTCACACTCATTCGGGTCTGCAACCAAAAGAACCAGCCCGATAAGAAGATGTCCCAAGCCGAGATCATGAATCGGAATAGGGAACTCAATAGGGCCAGGCGAGCTAAGCTTGGCACGAAGGGATAACAATGATCAGTCACGAGGACATTCCCGAGGAGGCGCTTGCTCCGCAGGCCCACATCGGAACTGATCCCATGGAAGACAAGGAGATTCACGTCTCCCAGACTACTGAGGTGATGAAGTGAGCGTCGCAGATCACGTACTCGCTCGAGCCGCAGCGAGGATTGGTTACTATGCACCAGACGACCCTCAGCCCGGATCCGAAGCTGGCCGATACTGGGCAGCTCGAACTGGTCAGCAGTGGCTTGCTGGACCATCCACAGATGTGTGGTGGTGCATGCTCTTCGTTAGCATGTGTCTGGACGAGTGCGGGCAGATTGACGCTATTGGAGGATTCTCCTTTAACACTGACTACACTGTCAACAAGGTCCGCCAGCACCCTGACGCTTACTTCGTATCAGTTTACGATGCCAGACCGGGCGATGTCGTCATCTACAACTGGGACGGTGGCGGCACGGACCACGTGGGATTCGTCGAGAAGAACCTTGGCGGCGGCACGCTCCAGACGATTGAGGGGAACACCTCGTCTGGCAGCTATGGTTCTCAGTCTGCTGGGAACGGTGTTTGGAGGCGTGTCCGAAATCAGTCGATCGCTTATGTGATCCGTCCTGCATACACTGACTCTCCGAGCAATACCGCTCCCGCTGGCCCCGCAGACATCCGCGCTCTGCAGCGTGCCGTCCGGGCTACCCCCGACAATGTCGCCGGACCTAACACTCGCTCTCGCTGCTACGCTCTGGCCGCGGCTTCCAACTGGGGCGGGAAGACCTTCCCCTTCGGCGTGGCCTTCACGCAGTCCGTGGTAGGCACTGAGCAGGACGGAATCTGGGGTGAGGCCTCAGAGGAGGCTCACGACGCGACCGTCGAGGCCGTTCAGGCTGCAGTCGGCGCTGAGGTAGATGGCGTCTACGGCGCCGAGACAAACACCAAGGTGAACGCCCTGCTCGACAGGGCCGAACAGCCGTAGGAGGCTCAAAATGGCAGCGCCATACTGTACTTTAACGGGAACTATTCCCGGAGGAGAGAATGGTCGG